TTTAGTATAGGCGTTTTTTCCCTCATTCAAAGCTGAATTTACGGCATCAGCATTTGCATAATCTTTCAGTACACCCATGTTTTACCTCCTTGTCTTTAATTTTTCGTTGTTTGAGGTCAATAATTCCTGCATATCCAGCGTCATCAAAACAGGAGGATTCTTATAGGTATGCTTAAACTTCCGAACAATCAACAAATCATGTAAATTATTCGGCGGTAAGCCTTTCATAGTTCTGATGATATTGTGGATATTCATAAATTCTTTTCACCTCCTGAATTTACATCAAGTAGTTTGAGTTTCTACTGCCGTTCCGGCGAATGCATACCATTTACCCCATTTTCCGGAAATTTTTGACACACTATAAAATTTGTCGCAATACAGCGCGCCTGTCGGATAAAGCAGCATAAACGCCGTATTTTTTGAGTATACATATATTTTGACCACAATGTTATCATCAACTGGTATATCGGAAATACTAGAGCCTTTAAGAATCATAGTTTGAGACTCACCAATATTCAAATCGTCAGCATAAGAACAAAGACTTGAATATGTAACTGGATTAATTGTTGGTATACTATTTATCGCAGAAATTTGCGATTTTATCGCAGTATCATCATAATTAGACAATGATGATAACTTGTTTTTTTCGGTTGTTGTGTAATCATTTGAAGACAATCCCATTCCTGTGGCTTTATCGATTTTATTCGTAAGTAAATCATCTACCTGAGATTTGTTGTAATAGTTTGACAAATCGGCATTTTCGCTATTTTCTGCATTATACCATTCGCCGTCACTTCCCATAACATAAAGTTCTCCGGATTGTATGACATATGCCGAACTTCCTTGTGTTAATATATAATCTTCAAATTCCTGCCTAGGAAGTTCAGATGTTTCATCAACATTAATTTCAGCGATGACATGATTTTTATTTTCATCATGGTCAATAAGTTTCACATTTACGATACTAACCATATTTATTCCTCCTTGTTTTTAAGTTGTTTGAGTACATCAATAAGTTTTTGAGGTAATGGCAACCCGATTTTCCCACAATTTTCAAGGATTGAAATGCCCTCATTGGCAATATAAAAACCGATTACAGTAGCACGGCAAACGTTTCCACCGCCTATCACCTGAGTGTCGAGAATGTTTCCGACAGCGACAAGAAGAAGAATAAAAACTTTTTTTGCTATACCTTTGAAACCTATTTCAGACGATAAATTTTTATGAATGTACGCCACAATAAGACCTGTTACATAATCAAGTGCCATGAATGCAACCAAAGCATAAAGCAAACCGTCAAGCCGTCCCCATAAGAAACCACATACTGCACAAATTACAGCAGATGTGCATTGTAAACTTTTATCCATTATTCGTCCTCCCCCATACAATTAAACCCGATAGAACGCAAATAAACAGCATTTTTACATTGTTCTGTCGTTAAAGCATAGAAATTTGAACTATAGCTAGTATCACATTTTACAGTTGAACTTTCTGATACTTGATTAAGTAATTCATTATCATAAAAACACGCACTGGCAATGTTTCCGTTCCAGTTAATGTATGAAATATTTTTTATTTCCTGGAAAATAAAATATGAATGATTAAAAATACAAGCACTTGAAGAAACATCAATATTTGTTTTTGAACTTTTATTTCTGATTCTCATAAAAAAATAAGAATCAGAAATATTTGATGCAGAACATATGGCATTATAGGCATTCCCACTGGACAAAGAACTATTGAAATCTATTTCTATACTTACTTGTGTATGTGAAATGCTGTCCCATGATAAAAAAGCGTACAACTTTGCATAGGAAGCTTTTACTGCAAATGTGCAGTAATCAGAAATAATTTTAATGTTCTTGTCATGCATAAGACAGAATTTATTAGTTTCTGTGGCAGTGAGTGTTGAAATTGTTGTAATGTCATTCAAAACAAATGTACAGTGTATTAGCGAAATATTACAATTTCCTCCGGAGTTTCCAAAAAGAAAAACACTTGTTCCAGAAAGTCGAATATTTTCGATTTTAAGGTTTTCTATGGTGATTTTTGCTTCTGTTCCCGAGACTGTAAACATACTTGCAGTAGCTTCCATAAGACTGTAATTGACATTTCGTATAACATGACCATTGCCGTCAAACTTCTTGCAATTGAGATTTATCGGCACAAAATTTTCTGCATAATTTGTTTCGTTAAAATCTATATCTGCACCAAGTGAAAAATAAGTTTCATTGCTTCCGGTGGTGGACATGGAATATAAATCATCAGCATTCATGATAATATAGGGATTTTCTGCTGTTCCTGAACCTGTCATAAAGTCCTCCTTATTCGTAAAATTCTATTATGCAATTTGTTGGAAAACTTGTCGGATAATATGTGCAATCTGCCGAAATTTTGACTTTTTTCAAACTTGTTCCGGCAAATGATTTTCTGCCGATTTTCTTCACGGTTTTTGGAATACGAATATTTTCGAGAGTCTGAACTCCCTCAAACGCTCCCGAAAAGTTGTACAGTTGCGGAATACACGGATAGCCGCTATTTACTTCGCTTATACATAACATAAAACCGTTTGAATACGGCGAAACCATGATTGTATCGGGAATTTCCGACATTTCTTTAATGTGAGGATAACCATTATTTTCATTATTTTGAATTGAAATACCTGTATAATACGGTTTTGTGGGAATAATGGACGGAATTTCCGCAAGTTCTTCAATACTCGGATATCCCTCGTTTTTTTCACTGGTTACAAAATAAAAATCCATAATTCACCTACTTTATTTCTGCCACGCCGTCCGGAATATAACAATTTTCAATTTTTGTTCCCGAAAACGCTCCATAGCCAATATAAGACGTTTTACTGCCCCCTAAGTCGTCAGGAATAGATGGATATAGGCTAACACCTGTATAGCCTGTAACGGTCGTTAAATTGTTTCTGACGGTATATGTATAATCACTGTCTTCTGTGATATCAGGAGTTTCAGCAGTGACTTCTTGTCCCCAGATAATCGCCTGAATTTGTTCGATTTCCGCCGTACCGTTTGCCAAAATCTCAATATTATGTTTACCACCAGAAATTTTCACAGGCAAGGTAAAATGCAATGTCTCATAGCCATTCAAATTAATTTTTGGCTGTAAATCTTGCTGAATGCCATTTATTTTTATAGTGGCTGTCAATAATTCATTGCCTGTAACAATCATTGTACAGTCAATAAAAATCCATGTTTCACGAATGCATGAAAACGTTCCTTTTGCTATGGTCCTTTCCGTGAAGATTTCGCCACAATATTTTTTGAGTTCGATTGCCGATATATTGCTTGTCTGGTTTATTGTGGTGGTAGATGTGACCGTTCCGGAAGAGCCCGAAGAACCGGAAGAAACTGTTGTGCTTGTTTCCGGTGCTCCGGCTGATATTAAAGTTTGCGGACCTCTGAATTTCCATGAAATTGACGTAATCAAAAAATTTGAATTATTATGAGTGCCACCTACAATTCGCACCATGTCACCAACATCAAGGGCAGGATTTCCATAATATTCAATTTCGCCTGGTGACCATTTGGTATCAATTGCTGGATTTTGATAGCAACCAACATTGTAAGCAATTCTTTTCAGGTCATTATAATAAGCGGTCTCGGGATTTTTTTCAGTGCTCCAAATGTATTTATTTTCAGAAAATCCAAGAATACAAGAGCCGTTTGAACTGGCATAAGTGACTGTTTGTCCGAAATCGTCAGTGTAAGAAATTCCCTTGACACTATATTGATAATCGCTGATTTTTGCCGAAAATCTCTTTTCTGCTGGAATGTCAAGAACAGGAGTTGAAGAAAATTTTCTGAATTCAATTTTTCCTTCACGGTTCGCAAAAACGAAACAGCCTAAAAATTGTGCAATAGCTTTTACTTCGTCCCAACAAGTCGGAAGAAAATGCGTTCCCCATATACCCTCTATAATGTCAACACTGTCACCTGCAAGTTCCTGTAAATCCTCTATAGTCTGAGCAAATTCTGCCCCTGAGTCTTTTGTGACTTGTTTCAGCACGGATTTTATTAATATTGCTCCTATCACGTTGTCGGTTATGGGCTTGTTGAGACGATTAAGGCAATCATAGCCTTTAATTGATATTTTGTTTATTTCACATTCTGCGGAAACTATGTCCCACACACCCAGCGGAATCCATTTCAGAATTGATTCAGTACGAAAATAAAGTTTCAGTTTTCCTCCTTTGATGAGATTTATATTTTCTTCCGGAAGAATAACATCAATTTCGGCCGAACCTATGTACATTTCGCCAAAATTAAAAATATTTTCGTCTGATGTACATTGACTATCACAATGAACATCATTAATTAAATTACTGTCATCAAGAGGTATTATAATTCCGTCAATGCGTTCTATTGAACCTTTTATGTGCTGAATATCGCCGTTTTCAAGTGAATCAAAAAAAGTCTTTTCTGCTTCAGAGCTTTCAAATTTATACATATATCACCTCATTAATATTCAATCAGGCTGAAAGACAATGTATAACGTCCGTTTCGGCTTGAAGTTAAAGAATTGACTGTCTTTTCACGGTCGGAGGGGTACATAGTTTTTGTCACATAATTGCCATTGTCCCAAAAAGTAACATCAAGAACGGCACTGTTAATCATAGTTTCAATTTTTGAAATCTGCGAATCATTTCCGTAATATTCAAGCTGTATTATATAAACATTTTTACGGATTAAATATGCAATCAATACTCCTGTTTCGGCGGAACGTCCGGTAGAATCTGAGTATATATCAGCTTTTTTAACTGAATAAGAAACAGGTTCAATAACCGGATTGAATTCAATCTCCCCGTTTTTTATACTTTTTATGGCTATTCCCAAAATTATGCACCCCCTCTGAGTTTGTTTTCATTTACTGCCTTTACGGCTACACGACCAATTTCACGTCCGTCAAGCTCAACGTGAACATGGATTGCTCCTACAGAATTGTTTTTCATAGCATTGGCGACTGCTTGTTCTATTGTGCTGAGTGGTGATACAACTTCTGTTTCTTTTTTGTTGTCGCCGAGAACAGCAAGGAAATTGCCGTAGTTTGCCGGAACTACTGTACCTTGTGCAAGATAAGGGATTTGTGGAGTATCAATTGACGGAAGCCATTCAAACGGATACCAGCCTGCTATTTCAACGTCTCTTATACCGTCCAAAGCCCAATTTATAGCGTCAAAAGGTTGTGAAATAACCCAGTTTATTCCGTCAATGAGACCATTTACAATTGTTTTAAAAGTATCGAAAATACCGTCTGTAATTCCGGTGAAAACTTCTCCTCCTTTGCTGAAAACATTCTTAACGGCTTCCCATGCGTTTGAAAACTTATCTTTAAACCAGCCGGTCACATGGCTGAAAACTCCTGTAATGCCGTTCCATACGTCTTCAAAAAAGCCTTTCACTCCGGAAAAAGCATTCTTGACTCCGTCCCATGCTAATTGGAATTTTTCACCGAACCAGTCGCCAATAAATTCGAAAACCGATTTAATGGTACTCAATATTTTTTCAAAAATTTCCTTTACTTTTGAAATGCTGTCAGAAATTTCATTGCACAAGCCGTCAACGATATATCCGCCAAGTTCAGCCATTACGGTTGACGGTGAATGTATGCCGAAAAGATTTTTAAAAGCATTGACAAACGGTGTAAAGATGTGGTCTTTAACCCATTGCTTAGGATTGTCAAAAAATTCTGTTATTCCTTCCAGCAATCCATTAATAATGTTTTTTCCAATTTCTTTGATGTATGAAATCTTCGATGATACCCATTCAAAAAATTTTGATATAGTTTTCTTTATACTTTTCCAACCTGCTACCCAAGCATCGAAAAAACTATACAATGTTTCTTGAATACTTTCCCATATTCCGCAAGCAATAGCTTTTACTTCGTCCCAATGTTTTATAAGTAAAATCCCGATTGCTATAACAGCACCAATAAGCACCGGAATCAATATAACTGGACTGAGTAAAGCTGTAAAAGCACCTGCAAGTACAGTAGTAATCGTTTGTAAACCTAATTCGATAGTTACAAGAATACCCATAATCCCGCCCATTGCTGTAAAAGCCGTAACAACTGCGTTTATTATTCCTGCAATTGCCAGTGATGTTCCAATCGAAGCAAGAATTATTACAAAATCTTGAACAAGTGTTTGATGTTCAGTTATCCAATCTGATACTTTTGTTAAAGCATCAGCAATTCCGTTTATTACGCTTACTATAATTCCGCCTGTCCATTCGGCAATCGGTTGCAAAAAGTTATCCCATAGCCATTTCGCAAGCGGTTTAAATGTAGTAATAACAGCGTTCAATAATTTTATGACCGCTGACAGGAAAGCGAAGAATGCTGGGATTATATTTTCAATAGTCCAACTTGCAAGCGGTAACAAAACATTATTATAAAACCATTCGAGCCCTGAACCTATATTTTCTGTGAAAGGTGCGAGAGATTGCAAAAGTCCTTGTATTGATGTGAGTAACGGTGTAAAATCAAGTGTTTCTGCCCAATCTTTAGTATCTGATGTTATGTCATTTATAGTTTTCAGAATTGTGTTAAAAATGTCAAGTATTCCTTGAATAATTCCTTTGCCTGTTTCATTTTCCTGCCATGCGATTTGAAATCTTTCACGCAGATTTGCGACAGTTTCATTGATATTCGTGATAATTTCAAGAATATTTGAACATATTTCAATGCCTGTACCGTCATTCCAGACTTCACGGAAATCATTTGCAATAACATGAATTAACTCAAGCAGAGCGTTCCAGCGGTCGAAATACGATTGAATGAGAGCTTCACCTGTGCCATTATCGTTCCATGCGGTTGTTAAAGCTCCTGCGATATCTCCGATAATTCCAAACAAATCAGAAAACAGAATAATAATATTGCTTATATAAAGTTCTCCTGAACCGTTTTCCCAGACTGTTTCAAAGCTTTCTGCAACGCTCCGGATAAGTTCTTTAATATTTTCAAATGCTGACCGTATGCTTTCGACAAGTTGTGGCGAATTGTCTTCCCATGCTATTTTAAAAGGCTGAATAAGGGATTTTATGCGTTCAACAGCAGATTTCATTGCATCTTCAAATGAATTTGTATTGGCAGTTATTTCAACTGAACCGCTTAAAACAGGAGTAACTTCAACAGTTTGCGAAGGAATAATATTATCATTAGTTGTTTCTTGCTGGATTTCGATTTCTGTGTTGTCGGATATTTTATTTATTTCATCAAAGCCGGCAAGACTTCTTTCTTCAGCATTTGCAGTTTCTTCAACTGCGTCTGTGAGCTGATTCTGATTTTCAACACTGTCGGCGATTTCGTCAGTAACCTGTGAAGCATCTGAAACCAGTCCACTATTTGAATAACTATTATTTTCAGTTCCGGATTGAGAATAACTTTTCAATCCAAGCATTTTTGAAAAAGTAGTTATATATTCGGTCATGCTTTTAACTGCAACGTTAAGAAATGTAATTACAGGTTGTAATGCATTTATGAGTACATCACCAATAGCAACTTTGAATTTTGTAAAATTTGTAGATAACATTGCTATTTGTCCGCTGAAACTATTAGAAGCTTTTGAAGCATCATTCATTTGAAATTGTGTTTCTGCAAGTATTCCATTGACTTCTGCCTGAATTTTTTGCTGTTTTGTAAGATTTGTATATGTTGTTCCGATACTGGAAGCATAATCTTTCCACATTACAGATACATTTTTTGTTACACCTGCATTGTCTACAAGTATACTGTTTTCGTTTTTCAGACCTTCTGTTGCAGACTGTACAGCATATCCAAGAGTAAGGCTTGATTGTCTGCCATACATGGCACTATTTTTAAGAGCAAGCATTACAGACTGAATTTGACTGTCATCATATCCTCTTGATGCAAGATTTTTGTATGCGGTAACTGCATTTTGCATTGGAACAAGACCATCTGCTACATATTCATTCAGAAATTTCTGAGCTTTAGAAAAATCTCTTCCTGTACCTGTGATGATTGATTGAAGTCCGATTAGTGCATCACCAGCTTCACGGGCAGATGATACACAGCCTTTGCTAAAATTTGCAAGTGCATTTACACCAAAAGTCACGCCGAATGCTGTTCCGAGTTTGAATACAGCAGATTTAATTGTATCAATAGAATTTACTATACTTTTTTGACCAGCCTGAAAGCCTTTTGTATTTATTCTTGTATCAAAATTTAAATATCCATCTACTGCCATTTTTTCACCTCTTTACAAAATTGCTTTTAAGCGGTCAATTTCTGCTTGTTCTTCGGAATTATAATGCTGTTTTATATCAATCAATTCTCTGTGTTCGTTGTAAAATTCACGTTCCCACTTTTCGAGTTTTTTCCCTTTTGCCTTTTTGGTGCGGATGTTGACAACCTGTGAAAACAGTCCATCACCAATTTCGCTAAAATAGCCTAAAAAAGTCCACCAGTGAATGTATTCTGCCAAACGTGTTTCAAATCCAGCAGATTTGTTTATTGCCGAAAAAATAATACTTTCGTCCTGTTTCCAGTCAAAAACTTTCTTGTGATTTTGACGAGATTTCGGAATATCTCCACCGTCAAGAAACCATATAGCTTTTTTGTACGCATTTTCAGTATCAGAAGGAATTGTTTCATAAAGGCATTCAATACAAACTTGTATTTTTTCCATGTCATTAAGTTCTGAATCGTTAAATGCTTCAAAAATTAAAAGAGCAACCCGAAAGTCGCTCCTTATTTTGTATTCAATTCCGCCTATTTCAAGGCTTTTCGGAAGTATTCCAATCATTTTATATGCTTTGTATATTTTTCAATGCGTTTTTTAGATTTTTCATACTCTGATTTTATCGCAGGTGTCATATAATTCATGTAGGCTGTCAGAAAATTCTCAAAAATCGTCTGTCCACCTGCATAACTCAGGCAGTTTGCAGTTCTGAAAACCGTTTCAGAAACCGGAGAACCTATGATATAATCGATAAATTCTCTTGCTTTTTTGTCGAGTTCTGATATGGCTTCAACAGTTTTTTCCTGTGGGATTTCCTTATATTTTTCGGAAAGTTCGTCAAGTTGCGGAATAACCTCATTATATCGTTTTATAACTGCGATATCAGTGGGATTTATAGTAATTATGCGGTTTTCATCACCATTGATTGCAAGGCGTTTCAGACCGTCATCGAATTCAAGATTATTCATTTTTTCAACCTCCTATTCCTGATGTTGCAGGGGTAAAAGCCTTAGTCGCAACATTAAAAGTACCTTTTACACGGTCGCCACAGTAATGTACATTGAATGGTATCTGGTATCCGGTATTATCGCCACCATAGGAACTCACTTCAATTATTGCGGATTCTTTGTAAGCCACGAAAATTTCTGAACTTTCAGTTGTTTCTTCCCAAAGATGAACTTCAACAGTATCCGTTTTTACATCGTCAAGAACCTTTCTGTTGTCGATAATATCCTGTAAAAATGCATGAAGCCCATCACCTTTGTTGGCATAGTACGGTTCAACCGAAGCGGACACTTCATAAGAGCTTATATCTGTTGAAGTTTCGCCGAGAATGTTTTTTCTTGTATTTACTTCCGGAGAAAGTTCAACATTGTATTCCTCCAAATCCTTGCCGAGACGGTGATATGTTTCACTTTCGGTGCTTGGAGTCACATTGATGTAATGTGCTAAAAATTTACGTTCTATTTTTGCCATTTTATAATTCCTCACTTTCGATTTTATATTCGACGTTGATTTGCAATTGATACATCAAACCGCCTGTTTCGTTCTCTTGCGGGACTGAATATATCATACCATTTTCAGCGGTAATTTTTGTTATAATCCCTTTTCTTATGGAGTTTTCAATACTGTATTCAATATCTGCACCCTTCTGATTTTCAAGCCATTGAGTTAACTCTAATAAAATTTCGCTATTCAATAGCCTTTCATAATCGTTTATACCGCTGAAAACAGAATAAAGCATAAAATTGTGCTGACGTTGCTGACCACCTGTAATATCTTCTTTAAGGAGTTTGTCACCCAAAGATGATAAACCATAACTTTCAGGATTTGGCTCTGCGAAATCAACGTGAAGTTCATTGCAGACCTCCGAAATTTTCGGAAATTCATTCAGTATAGTTCTGATTTTTTGAATTATATTCATTTGAATGCACCTCTTGTTATTTCGGATACATTTTGTAAAATTTCTTTCTTATATTTCGATTTCATTACCTCGAACCATAGACGAGAAGCGTTCGGATTTCCTCCGTTTTCGTGATTTACTTCTGAATAATAGTCATGCTTTGCAAATGGTGCAGTATATATTATTTTCCCTGCTTCTTTGATTTTTACAGAATCACGCAATTTTCCGGAATTTCTAAAACGTGGCAAACCAACAGGAACAAATTCCGTCATTTTTTCAACGCATTCAGAATCAACGCATTTCTGAGCATTTTTTAGAGTCTTTTTTACCTTTGAATCAAAGTTTTTCGCCCATGAAAATTTTATATTCACGAAATCACCTCGCTAATATCTCATAATCAGGAATTTTTATGCTATTCTTAATAGATACACTGTTTATGGTTGCAAAATCAAATTTTTTTCTGAATTCTGCAAAGCTTTCCGAAATAGATTTCTGTGAATCTGTATTGAATTCAAATTCACAGTTTTCAGGAACAATAATATCATTGATTTTTGGCTGATATTCGCTATTCAAGTAAATATAGGCATTCATATTTCCAGTAACTTGAATTCCGTTTGATGTTGCTTTTTGGCTTCTGTTATCGCAAAGATGAATATTTTCAAAAAAGTGCTTTTTAAAAGTATCTTTTTCAAAAATTGTGCATGAAGAATTAATATTCATCAGTTCAACTTTCACTTTTTTATGCCATAACAAAGGGATATTTTCTTCAATTCCTTGTTCGGCAAGTCCAATTGTACGGAATTTTCTGCCGAAAAATTCAACAATTCTGTCTGTCCAGTCGTGAACATCACCTTTCGGAATTGCAAGCATATAGGAAGTTCCTGTTGATGACGGTTCACCAACAAGAACATTTTCTATATTTTCAAAATTTTCTCCAGTATGCAGTTTAATGGTCATTCCCTTTAACATTGTAAACCTCCAATGCACCGAATTTTTGACGTAATAATCCGAGTTCTTTAAGTTCATTTCGGAGAAAATAAAGTGATTGTCCTGCATTGAGATATGTCATTGAAGCACTATATCCGAGTGCCGATTGTGATTCCTGAGTGACCGGCGGTGAATCAGAAAGACTGTTCAAAGCTCTGCATACAGCCTGCACAATAATGCTTTTTACAACGTTTTTATAATCCTCACCTGTTTCAGCGTCGTCAATCATTGTATCAATATTTTTTCCATGTTTTGAAGCAATCAATCGCAATTTTGATGACGCTGTTTCAATGAGTATTTCAGCCGTTTCAGACTGTGAAGAAGTTAAACTCTTTCCCAGTTTTATAATATCATCTATAGTTGCATAATTTTTCATCATTCTGCTGATTTTATGATTGTGAAAGAATCTTTATCGAGTATTCCCCAACCGATATATGCTTCTGACCTGAGAACTATTTCATTTGTGCGTTTAAGGTCTCCCTGACCGTCCGGGTCACCATATTCAATGATTTCAAGGGGGATTTGTTCTGCATAACCCCACTTAAACATATTAGCAAAATCTCCGACAATCGCTTTATCCAAACTCTGCCCGAATGAAACAGTGTTATTAATATCGGAAGCAAGTCCACCAAAGGTTGCAGGATTTGCACCGAAACGAAATTCAGGATAAATCGGAAGATTTGAATCTTTTGTTTTCATGCGTCCAAGAGCTGAACCAAATGCAGGCGACATTGCAATTCCTGATACAACGCCGTCCGCTTCCTGAATAGGAGCTACTGCACTGTCAATATTGTCATCTGGAATAAGTTCCAAATATGCAATGGTTGATGTTACAGCTTTATCGAAACAGTTGTTACCGATAATTGATGATACAGCATTGTCGGCTGGATTTACCCCATGAAATGCCGAAATATCCAACGCACGAGCGATTTTTTTAGCAAATCCGTCTGAAAAGCTTTCAAGATATGGAAGCTGTTTTTCTTCAGCAAGGTGAATAAATTCGTCTGTAACTCTGTGCTGATATACGAATTTGATAGGTTTCATACTTACTTTTGAAATTTTAGCTTTTCCTGCCGGTTTGTTAGTACCTTCCCCGACAATTGAAGCTTCACCGTCCATTGTGAAAATGAACATATCTGTTCCGGCAAATGGCACTGGAACAGAACCGGAGAGTTTAGCAAGCGAAGAATGTCCCTTTACTTTACTGAACATGGTTTTAACGAGTTCAGGAGGAAAAAGTGTTGCAGAAGTTGTTTTTGTACTCATAAAAAATCTCCTTATAATTAATTTTTGTTCAAATTTTTAAGCACTGAAAGCAGTGCGGTTTTTTGAGAGTCTCCGACTGGAATTTCGGGGGAAAATTTCGGTGAAGGCTGTTTGTTTGAATTTATATATCCTGCAAGTTTTTCAGCATCAGCCTTGATTTCTTCTTCTGTTTCTCCCGAAAGTTTTTCAGCAAGTTCAAAAGGGATTCCGTTTTCAAATGCGATTTTCATCTTTGCCGAACTTGTTTCAAAAGCCTTGTTTTTTGCCGTAAGTTCTGCAATCTGCTGATTAAGTTTTGCTGATTCATCTGGAGAAATATATCCTTTAAACTGCTTTTTTACTGTATCAGTGACAGTTTTTGTGTTTTCTTCAAGTATACCTTTGACTTTTTCATCAAAAGCCTCCTGAGTTTCGATAATTTCAAAATCCATTTTATCACCTCAATAATTTATTCGTTGCTTTTTTACTTCTTTTGCATTGTAACATAACCAATGAGCAAGAGTTACGGATTCAAGCAGAGAAACGTCCGCACCTTCGAGAATGGAAGTATAACCAAATCCACCTCCTGACCCGATTGCTCTGTGTTCGCAGTTTGAAACAATCTGAGTAAGTGCCGGCTGATTATTATGACAGATATTACCCGAAAAAAGTTTCTTTTCAAAAAGTGCATTTGCTTCAATAATTTCAGAAACTTTCGGAAGTACAGCTTTGCATTTGACACCGGCATTTTTCATATCTTCTTCGAGAATATTCTGATTTCCTGCTCCGTCAATCGCTACTTTTACAGCATTTTTATTGATAAGATATGCAATAATCCAATCATTCCCTTCACGTATCGGACGGCAATCTATTGATTCAATAAAAATTTTTCCGTCTATAGTTTTTACGGCAACGGAAAGAGAGACATTCGGCGTTGATTTTGAGTACTTCACACCAAAATAAAGTTTTTTTCTGATATCCGGCACATCTGTAATCTGATAATTAATCCATTCTTCACGGCTGATTGCTGACTTCTGGTTATATTCAAGCCATAATCCGAGACGTTGTATATTATCGTCAACTTCATCATCTCCGAGTTCTGAACGGATTTTCCTTTCTGTAAGAATCGTTCCAAGTGACGGATTTGTTTCATACCATAAATCAATGTCACTTGTATCAGATATTTTCGGAACGGACCATTCTGCCCAGCCTGAATCCTCATTTTTCCCAGTCATTGTGTTTTTTCGGTACGATATGAAAACCGTTCCGCTCGAAACCACTGTAGGAGGAGTTCCACACATAAGCGTCTGAGGATTCTGGGAGTCGGTGACAACGTATTTTAAAGCTGTTTCTTGGTCGGAAGTGTATTCCTGAGCTTCATCAATAATCAATAAGTCATATCCTTCACCAAGTCCGCCTTTACTGGAACGTGTTCGAAAGTTTATAACTCCACCTGAGCCGTCAAGCCATTCAATGTGTTCGAGACCGTATTGTTTTGTAGTCTTGAAATCTTCTCCTTCTGTAAATCCTGCTTTTGAAAGTCTCTCGATTATCTTTTCCCATGCATTATGTGATGTTGTCGTTCTGTGGGCTGTGTAAAGGATTCTTTCGCCGTGTGAAACTCCATACATTGACCGCATTATCAATATTTCTGATTTTCCGTTTCTTCGTGGAATTGACCACCCGAATTTCATATGAATCCATAGTCCGTCATCATCAACAGCCATTATGTCTTCAAGCATTATTTCCTGCCATTGCTGAGCAGTTCTTCCGGAATTGTTGTATATTTTTACTGCATCAGTTCCGGAAGACTTTGTATACGGAAGTATTCTCGAAAGTACAGGAGTTTGTCTGCCTAAACGTTTTTCGTCCATGTCAGATTCCGCCTTACAGATTTTTCCAGTCGAACGTCTGCGGAAGCAATCTATTTGAAACAAGTTCTATACTGTTTTCAAACGATTGCTTTACGACAAGTTTGTCGGATTTCTGACGGTTACAGCACATATGTGCAAGCTGAAGATTTTCCAATGCTGAGGGGTGTCCGCCTTTTGAAACAGGCATTATGTGGTCTATACACGGACTTAATGGATGCGGAAATTTAAAGCCAAAATCAACAGGTTTTCCACATATTCCGCATATCTGCTGTGTTGCATAAATTTTCTTCTTATTACTCTCAAACTGTGAACGCTGCGTGCCATTGTGGTCGGGTCTTAAATTCGGCTTTGACATTTTCCGCCTCCTTTTCTTAATTTTGGGTATAAAAATAAGGCTATAAGCCTTTATTTGCGATATTTGTGTGTCTGTCCGTAGTGCTTTCTTTTCAGCACCCTGCTCAAATAGTCTGAGTAAGCGACACCAAAGCCGAACAAAGCATCCAGTTCAAACAAGGCACTGTTATAATTAGGTACGTACATTTTTCCACCTCCTTTCATTTTTTTCCACCTCCTTTCATTTTTTTCCACTCATAAATCCCACCTATTAACTGAATAATTGTGAATATCCATGCTGCTATATAACATTCTGTTGGTATTATATTGCCTGTATCTAAAACATAAAGTAATATTAGTATCGGAAGCATATTTTCTTCTCCTAAATTTAAAAATGAGTATAAAAATAAGGCTATAAGCCTTTATCTACGATATTTTTTTGTTTGTCCGTAGTGTTTTCTGCGGAGTACCTTGATAAGATATTCAGAGTAATCAACGTAAAAACGTGGTATATAGCATGGTGATATATACATTATTTTTGCACCTTTTCTATCTGAATAAGAGTATTTGCGATATTATTCATAGCCTCGCAAATCTGAGGATATTCGTCATTTACGCAATCATTGAAATCTATTTCAGCCATTTCTTTCAGCTTGTCAAAAAGAATTTCCTGTATTTCATTTATCATATTTTCGCCACCTTAATGATACTTATATGTTTTATTTAACTGTGTAATTCTCCCATTTTTTATACACATCAACATAGGTTTCATTTTTATCGCCGTTATGTGTAATTTCATAGTACATACCGTCAGAAACGTTTGTGCTTACAAGTGCTTTCCAATTCTGCAAGGCTTTTGAAAACCATACAATAAAAACATCAGCAACATTTATCTGCTTGTTGTCGGTCTTATCAACGTGATTATTGAAGTAATTCACAACAATCTGCTTTGCTTTTTCCTGCATTCCCTCACCACCTTTCAAACATAATTAAAACGCCCCCTTTAAGAGCGTTTTAAAATGATTTTAAATTATTCTTATTCCTGTTCTTTGCTCATTTTCTTTCAATTCAAGATACTTTTTAAAAGATTCTTTTGCTTTTTCTGGTGCTTTTTCTGTTAAATATGGTTTTTCATCTTTATCATAATCATACCATTCAGGATTAGTAAACCAATATAAATATAGTTCACCTCTTACCATATTTTCATCTCCAATTCTTAAGGCAAATTTTTCATAACTTCATTTACAATTTCTATACATAAAAATCTTGGTTCAGGACTTTCAAAATATTCAGCAAATGCTTCAGAAATAAGTTCTCCATAATCACCCTCAGCAGCATAACAACTGATATTTTTTTTTATCCATTCATCACCAAGTTTTCTATTGAAATAACTATTATTGAATTTATTATACAAAGATTTAGCTATTTTTTTATTATTAATATTAGCAATTTTTTCTATATGATGACCAAATTCGTGAAATACAGTAGCTCTATATGTTGTTCCTTTTGGATGGTAGTTCTTCAAAACATCATCATTATAAAATTTCTCCAAATTTGATATAGAATTATAGATATAAGGATTAAAATTAAATACTCCAGTAATAGTATTATATCCAGCATAGGCTTTTTCATCAATTTCTTGATTTCCGAAGTTTATGGATATTTTTTTAAACTGTTCAGGAAATGTAGTTTTTAATTTTAAGAAATCGCTATACATCTCGTTTAAAATAGCAATATTTCCTTTGAAATTTTCAAATCCTGTTACTTTTTCAAATCCTAACTTTTTCATATTATTTTCAAAAGTAGAAATTTCTTCTAATAATATTATATCATTGTTTTTTGAAATGTCAATATTCTTGTTTCCCTTTGAATAATTATTATTTTTAACACCTTTATACTGTAAATTTTTCTGTTCAATAGCTTTAGCCTGTTCGTGATTCAGTTTAACAGGCTTATATTCTTCTTTGGGAGTTTCTTTAGCCTGCCATTTTTCTTTTGACCATACGTCCTGACGCTGTTTGCCGTTTTCGTATGTAACAGTACAATTACAGTTATCATGCCGACGGAATACATCATGAGGAGCATCCTTGTATAAATACTTTCCGGCAATTGACGAACACCATTTGCAACAGTTTCCGGACGAATGACGTGTTATGTAACATTTGAGTCCGGACTTGCTTCTGAAATCGGCATTTTCTTTAATGAAGTCATCATGAAACGATTTTGCCACGTTTACGACAGGCGACCCAGAACGGCGTTTAATAACGTCTTCTGAAACAGTTGTATCTTCAAGGGAATGAGCAATCTGTTCAATGCGTTCTGTCGGAACAGGTGCTTGTTGCGGTCTGATATGTATGTTATTTTTGCTGTCAACACTTACCTGAACTTTTCCCAGAACGTCATTAATTGAAGAATAATAGGAATTCAGCAATTCTTTGCAGACGTATTCTTTCCCCATTGGTGAAGAAATGTTTCCAACATTCTCCTGCAAAACTTTTGCTAGGTAATTTGAAACTATTTCAGAATACTTTGCGGTATCATTGAAATTTGCTTTATTATTTCTGATTTTTTCAGAAATTTTCAAAAGTTCAGCATCTTTTTTCAGAAGTTCATCAAGCTGTTTTTTGAGTTCTGAATAGTATTCGGAACTTGCTTTCTGGTGTTCAGATTCTGTCATTTGTCGCTCTCCAGTCCGGTGAGTTGTTTTATATTGCGTTCACCGAGGAAGTCCGGAACAGCCTGATTAATCTTGAAAATAGCATCACCGATTCCGCCGAGGGCTGAAATATCAGGTTCAAAAATCGGAAACCATGAAACTTTTGTATCTGCGAAAGCTTTTCGGTCATACTGGAAATCATCACGCACACAAGCAGAAAGGTATCCGGCATTAAGAAAACACGTTCCGAATGTTCTTTGAGATTTTCGTGCCATTAATCTGAGGTTTTCGTGACTTGCCTTTATTGCATCAGAACTTGACGGATTAGACGTTGAAAATCCCAAATCATCAAGAGTAAGACCAGTTTCACCGGCGAATACTGAAGCTATTGTTTTCAATTGTTCAGTGTATGGAGTCATGCTTTGTTGCTGAAACTGTCCGATAGACGGTTTATCGCCGTTTTCGTCCTTGCCGATATCAAGGAATGATGCCATAGTTGCATATCGTCCGTTAAATTCGGAATCTTCCGAAAGTCCGATAATGTATTTCTGTGGTATGCTGTAAAACTCTGCTGAAACTTCTGAACGTTTAAGGGTTCTCAATGCTGATTGTGTAAGTGACATACAAGCTCTTGATATTCGTGAATGTCCGAAAGGTCTGCGAGCGTCAGGGCGATTAACAACCGGTACAAGCAATGCATATGGTGCAGAATGATGAAAAATATTTTCAAGTTTCCCATTCAAATAGTAATCTGTTTGAAATGGTCTGAAATAAGCTTCAAGAGTAGGTTTTTGATATTCGTCACGCTCAAGAACAGCATATCCTTCTGTAAGCATATTTGTTACAGGGTCAATTATTCCGGTAGCATTTCCACCGTCAATAACTTGTAACAAAGGATAATTATCATTGCCATTACCTATGTATATAAAGCTACATGAGGAAATCAAAGCTGAAAGTATTGCACTATCAAAAAGAATATCTGCATTATTTAGTTTGTAGATTTCGTTTATTAAGAAATCGTCTTTTGAAAACGAATCAAATATTAATCTGTCTGCCAAAGAATCAACAGATTTTGCACACCAACCAAGCACTGATGTGAGCCCCTGAAATGAATCCGGAGTCATTGGACTTAATGCATCTATTCCGTTTTTCATTTCGTAATATTGATAACGTTTGTATACTCTTATTTGTTTTGAAACAAGCTTTCTTTTCAGGTAAGATAAGCCATATTCCAAATATATCACTCCTTTCAGCGAGAAATTTGAGCAGTGACGCGTTGTAGCCCTTCACCAGTTCACCGAGGGTTATATACCCCCCTGTATATTTTTTTACGCTTTTTACGGAAAAGAAAAGCACTACCGTTGTCGATAGTGCCAAAAGCCTGTATTTTTCCGTTGCTTTTCTATGATACTATTATAGCACACTTTTTACTGACATTCAATGACATTTTGAAGTTTTTCTAAAGATTTTTTATGTATTCTATATATTTGTCTTGGGTCAAGTTCTAAATCTTCAGCGATACTTTCAAAAGTTTGAAAATTTATGTATCTTTTGTGTAGTATTATTTTTTCTTTATCATTATCGAGCTTGTCTATCATTCGTTTGATATCATTCTTTTTGTCAACAAGATTATTTATTTCATTGTTCAGCCTATCACGATACTGCATCACTTTGTCAATAGTGTACTCAAATGCAGAACGTGTATTGTTGCTGTGTCCAGCACTATTGTAATTAGCAGTGCATTTACACAGCTTGCTTTCAAGCATAATGAGCTCATTGTTTAGTGTATCAATACGTTTATCTATGTAATAAGCTTGACTAAGATATTCTTTTACATTTGTTAATTTCATTTATTGCACCTCTTTCAAAAAAAAAAATAGCTACTAAGACATTATGTTTTGATAATGTAATTACAGGGGAATGCACTAATTCAGAATGTTTCTCCACCAGTCGAAAACGTCAATACCGGTTTTCCATGAATAGCGATACTCTTTGTAAGAGTGTAAATCTAAAGGTAAATTCTGCAAAATTCTTAAATCATCGTTAGTCATCTTCTCCTCCCCATTGTAAAGCCATTGCTTGTGCAACCCCCGGAAAAGTCTTACTCCGAGCTTTTGCGGAATTGCTATCGCATTGTATACCTTTTATTTTTCCGTGGCAGTCTGTAAAATATAATGCTTTGCCTTTGCTGGTATATCCAGAAGGTGCAGGAGGTGGGAAATTATTTTGATGCAACAACGGTGGTAAATTTTTAAGCCATAAACAAGTACGTTTAAGTTGATAATTTCTTCGGTCATTTATATTTTGTGCAAAAAAATATGGATGTATAATCTGGTCTGGTGTACGCCACAATCTTGACATATACCCCAGAGGATTTTCGACGCAGATTTTTTCACAATCAGCAAGTGCAAATTGCATGAAAAATACTGCTGATTCAGCGAGACGCCATTGTCTGTCGATTACTTTTTCCGCCGTTGTGTGTTTGAGTGACAAATGACGATTTCCCGCACATGACAGATATGTGCATGGTGGATGTGCAATCAACAAGTCCCATTTTGTTTCAATGGCATGATAAGCACCGTCAGAAGTAAAAAATCCACACTCTCCGTTTATGTATCTTAATGCATCATCACATATATGCCATTCTGGGTGACCTCCTGAGCATTCTTGTAAATCACAACTATAAGCTTCGCGCCCCAGACGACGAAACGCACTGCATATTTCTTGCGATTCTTCACAAGCTATTAGTACTTTCATTTTTTCAATCCTTTCTCAGAACGCCTTTAAAATGCGTTTTAAAGCGTTCTGGGTTTATGTATATAAGTTATATGTTCAACCACTTAAAGTGGCTGTAAAGTGCAATTTTGTTTAATCTGGAGCATATTATTTGTTCAGCTTTGCGATATACTCCCCATAGGTCAAACCTTCCTTATCTGCAAGGCGAGCAATTTTATAAATTCTTTTTGTATTGCTTTCTTTTTTTACAATTTTGTTTTTCAATGCAAGATTACGAATGCGGTTGTCTTTGTATTTTTTAGTGCAATTTTTGCATCTTACTTTGCCCGCTAATGTTTTTTCGTCAGATTTTCCGCAGGTAATGCATCTATGCATAAATTTCATTTTGCGACACCATTTATCCATTTTTTCTCACTTCCTTTCGTGTCTTCCAGAATGCTTTAAAAGGTACTTTAAATGCATTTTATTTTTGATAATATAAAATCATTACGACAATCTTAAAATCAATTTTAAAGGCATTTAGAAACGTTCTGGAAGTATTGTAATTGAAACTTTATCCTTATCACTGTCAATAATCTTGTGATAAATCTGTTTTACATATTTTCTGCTGTCGTCTTTAAGGACTCCACACTGCACAAGTGCGTCAAGGATAAATTTTTGAGAACTCTGAATGTTATCTACATCACGTCTTTTTGATTTCTCGTGCCATTCAATCTGGATTATACAAGGTTCTGAAACGGGCTGTAATTCGCCGGTATTCAGTGCTATTTGTATGTATCGTGATATAACCTTTTCTGCGTCCTTGCGATACGCTGCACCAGCAAATTTATTGGCTCTGTCCTTTGCGACAACTTGATTAAGGGACGGTAATTTTGCGTGGATTGTGAATCCTGATGTCATTTTTCTTCTTCCTCCTCTTCTTCAAGGTATTTTTCAAGGCATTCTTCACAGAGTTCGCCAAACTCTGTGTTTTCAAATTCCTTGTCCACTTCACGACCGCACTCGTCACAATAAAAGTGCGGTGTATGCTTTGCTCCGCAGTCTGCACAATATATCGGACAGCCCACGCAATCGTTTTGAATTTTTATCATTTTTCAGCCTCCTAACCTGAAATTTCTGTTTTTATCGAAATTAACCTGAATTTGATAGCCTTTTGAAGCTTCTGAAATACGTCCTCCGGTTGCTTCGTCAAGTTTTATGATGTCTGATATGTGCAATTCCGAAGATATAATAGTTCTTTTATTTGCGATAATTCGGGAATTTATTATTTCATATGCGGTATTCAATTCAATTTCCGTGGGTTGTATTGTTCCGCCGATTTTATGCGTATTTTTCAAGAAATCGTCAATATACAGAACATCAATATTTTGAAAATCATATATTTTTGAATTAAATCTGTTTTCTTCAAAACGGTTTTGTTCTGCAAAATGCACCAAATCACGCCATAAAACATACTTTACATCATGACCTTGATTAATCAGTTCCATGCATACTGCCGTGCATATATGAGTTTTACCGCACCCCGATTGCCCGCCGAAAAACAGCCATTTTATTGAATTGTCACGGGTATATTCAATAGCTTTTTCTTTCACACGGGACTGCCAGATTTGTTCAGTTCTGAATTTATCGAAAGTAAATCGATTTGCAAGATTTCCGAGACCCGAATTTTTAAGGCGTTTCAGATTTTTGCGGATAGTCAGGCATTTGCATTCGCTCTGAACTATGACATCATCAACGATTTTATAGAAATATCCACGGTTTTTGCATTCCGGACAGTCGTATTCCTGCAAATCTCCTTGTTGATTGTTGTAATTGTCACATTGCCATTTAAGATAGTCGGAATAGCTTTTAAGTGGCTTTATTTCGGGGATTTCAGAACGGTCTGTCATCTGGGTCAGAATATCTATAAAAGAATTCATCGTCATTGCTCCTTTTTTTGATATTGTCCTTGTTAAGCCAATTTCTCAATGCAAGATTAAAATCTTTATAAGGATTTTTGCCCTTAATCTGTAACCATTCGTCCATTTTTCTTATGTAATCTTTTGTGAAATTTTCCCCATAATCTTCACAAAGCTTGTCGTATTGCTCTTGTGTAAGTTTTATGTGCTGATATTCTCCGAATGAAATTTTTTTAATTTTGGGTTTTGGTGTGGCTTTTTCGGACTTGTCCGAAAACTCTCTATCTCTCTCTATCTCTATTTCTTTCTCTGTCTCTTTCTCTATCTCTATCTCTGTGTCACATTTTGTTACATCAGTGTTACATTGTAACATTACATTTGTCACATTGGTGTCACAATGTGACGATTTTTCAATTCTGTGTTTTCTCATTCTTTGTGCAGAATCGCTTTCTTTTCCCGTAATTTCGGGGACTTTAGTTAGAAAACATTCGTTTACCTCATTGCATTCAAGCAATCCATGATTTTGTAAAAATGCCATAGTGAGTTTAACATTTTCAGGGTCTTCGTCAAGTGTCAAAGCAATTTCGGAAGCAAAGTCTTCTTCTATTCCGTCATAAAAAATTTTGCCTTCGTTCTGCAAACTGAGAAGTTGCATTTTAAGATAAATGATAACAAAAGTATCACCACCCGCTGTTTTGCGGAGTTTTTTTATTGCCTTTGAAGTAAAAAAATCATTTTTAAGCTTGAGCCAATAGTATTTTTTCGGCATTTTAGTACCTCCTTATAGTATTTTATATACAGCATAGACAACGGCTTTTTTCAGAAAAACCGCTGAATATGCCATAAAATTTATAGTTTAGAATGGCTCGTCACCATATAAGCTATCATATTGCGAAACGTCAATATAATTTGAGTTGGCTTTTTGTACGATTGATTCGGCAGCAGAATTATAATTATTCTGTGGTGCTGTATAGCCGTTGTTATTATTGTTATAACCATTGCCAGTTGAACCAGATTCAGCCTTAGAACCGGTAAATTCTACATTGTTCACGAACACATCAGTTGTGTAATGAGTAACATCTGGGTGGTTTTTATCCTGATAACTATTGCTTCTGAGTTCGCCCTCAACGCAAATCATTTGACCTTTTTTGAAATATTTGCTGATAAATTCGGCAGTCTGAGACCATGCGGTGCAACTGATGAAGTCGGCTTCTCTTTTTCCGGTCTGCTTGTCCGCAAACTTGCGATTAACAGCGACTGTAAACCTAATTACTGCCGTGTTGCTCTGCGTGTACTTAAGTTCTGGGTCAGCAGTCAGACGACCCATTAAAACAATTTTATTCATGTAAATCCTCCTTAAAGTTTAAGAATTATTATTTTAGACTTTTTCTTTTTTGATTTCTTCTTGTGTTTTTTATTTTTCAGTGATGCATTCTTGTCAATGCTGTCAATGCTAATGCTCTCAAGATTAGGAATAATATTGCTTACAGATGTATTATCAACACTAATTTCCTTATCTTTGAACAGTTCGGGATTGAGGTCACGATAATCAATGATACTGTTAATTTTTTTTATAGATTTGCAGTAATCGCATTTGCCACACTTAGCAGGCATTACTTTTCCTTCCTTAATCTGTTGATAGTGAGGTGCATTTATTTTGACAAGTTCAAGACACTCATCAAGACGTTCTTGCGGAATCGATATGACTGCGAGATTAGCCACTTTTTCTTTCGTGACAGCACATATAAAAAATGGCAGTTTTTCTCCTGTTGTCTGATATACAAGTTCTTGGTAAATTGCTCCCTGAATATCATATCCCCATGCTTCGACGAATGACATTTTGTGACCATTCTTCCATACAGCCTCAAAGTCCCTGATTACCTTGAGGTCAACAATGCATTTGCCTTTATGATAACTATCAAGCTTGCCCTTGAAATCTATATTTGCAATATTTCCTGTGAAGATTACCTGTTTTTCGCCACCCATATATTTCATGAACATATCATCAGCAGTGACTTTCTTAATAATTTCGTCAGCTTGTATGTATTCAGCTTTTAAAGAACCTTTTAATGTAAAGATTTCAGGATGTTTTGACTTGAATTTTTCAAGAGTACCTTCAAAATAACTGTCAACATATGACCCGATGAGTAGAGCTTTTTCACTATCACGCTTGAATTCTCCTTTGATTTCTGCAAGAGTTGCAGCCTCACAGTTTTGAAAACTCTTAAATTGACTTGCACTCATAAATTTGAGGGCATTCTCGCTTGAAAAGTAATTTTCTTTGTTAATCATAATACATCTACCACCTTTCTGTTTTCTTGATAATTATTTACAATGTTACTGTCTATATAATTTACCGAACCGTCAGCATTGATAACAGACTGGTCAGCAGTATAAGCTACTTGTAATTCTGTCGACATAATTCCCCATTTTGAAATCAGTTGTCGGAGCATTGTTTTGCAAGCCATGGCATCAAAATCTTTGTCCCAAAATGAATATCCTGAGCCGTAACTTTTTGAATATTTCTTTGCATGAGCTTGCATCTTTGTTTTGCTCCAGTATATCGATTTTTTGAAACCATTTATATACTCGAACATAGCATAATAGCCAATAGTCGGTGTATTTTCCCTTACTGAATCTTCTAAAATAGGATTCAGCTTAATTTCTTCTTCGAGGGGATTATAGCTTATTAGTTCACCATTCTTTATAGGTTGTGAAATGATTTTGCGGTAATTTCCTGAACGCATTGCAAGCTGTATATAGCCTTTGTATCCAAGCTGGAATGTTGCTTTATTTTTATAAGGAACTAAATAGTACTGTCCAAGTTGAACAGAAGATGAAAGATTAAGACTTTCACCGAGCAATGCCCCTGAAATAATTGATTGAGGGTCGCATTTTTGTAACGCTTCATTATTTGTAACAGATGATATTATTGCTGTAATGAATGTGAGAGCTCTTTTTTCGCCAAGTGTATTGAATATAGCTTTTTTAGTAGTAACTTTATTTACATATGCTGAAAAGCCAATGTTTTTACGATTAATAATTTCGTCCATATTAATACTTCCTTTCCTTTTATTATTTTTTAACTCTCGTCATCCTGATTCACTTCGTCACGTATCTGGCATACAGTCCAGTGACTTAGTTTTTTCAAAGCTTCCCACAGGTTGCCGATTGCAGTACAAATGCCGATTACAGCACATACAGTAAGCGTTACACACACGGAAGATACTGCACACATAATGCAAAGTCTGGCAATATCACTCATTTTTATCCCTCCTTTATAGCTTTTTTAATCCTTCTTTGTTATCAAGTATCACCTCCTTTCATATTTTCTATGCCTGCTTTAGCAGCCTCTGTCCAATCGAAACCATCAGCAATTACGCCTTTGGCAAAGGCTATAAGAGCCTTTTCAACGTCTTTCAGTCGTTTGGCATATTCTTCCTCGGAAAGAATTGGTCTGATAACTTTTACATTTGCACGAGTTCCAGAAGTACAAACAGATGTAAATTCATAAATTTTTTCTGTTTCTGTAATTGTTTCCTTGACTGGTCCTTCAATCATTAATATCACTCCTTTACTTTATAATTTATGCTTTTACTGGTTGTACAGTTTCGTTTTTCAATCCACACCCCCTGTTAAGAGGGTGACAATTAGCCAATGAACTTGTTAATAAAGTACTGTTGCCCCTTGCCAGTAACTTTTGGAGTCTTGTTTACTGTTACATGACCATCAGGACGGCTTATAATAGTTTCCTTGACCTCAAAAAGCCCTAACTCCATACTACATTGAGTAGGCATATTGTAATCACTGCCGTTACGCTTGATAAGGTAGCCATTGTCCCTGAGCCATGCGAAGAGACGTTTCTGACCTATGTCAATGCCATTTTGCTTGATGATTTTTGCAAGGTCACCGATAAGTATTGATGTTTTGCTTGTGCTTACGGCATCAGCAAAGATAACTTTAGGCTTATCGTTATCGATTTTTGCTTCGAGGTGTTTGACGTGTGCCTGAGTGTCTTTAAGTTCCGTTGCAAGCCTTATGAGAAAATCAGGATTATAAAGAGCCTTTTCAAGAGTATCCGGAGTCATATACGCTCCGTGCTTTCTTATCGCTGGAAGCACTTCGTCGAATACCCATGATTCAAAACGTTCCGCATTCGGAAGTTTGCTGTGTGTGATAAGACGGT